CCGACGGCACGAGAATCGTGGGGGCGATCAGGGGCCGTGATGCGATATACGTCTGGACCGATACGGCATTATTTATTATGAGATTTGTTGGCGCTCCTTTTACTTTTTCCTTCCAGCAGGTTGGAACGGGATGCGGACTAATCGGAAAGAACGCGGCTGTAGAAGTCGACGGTTCCGCCTACTGGATGTCTGAAAACGGTTTCTTCAGGTACACTGGTAAACTGGAATCTTTACCATGTCTTGTTGAAGACCATGTTTATGATGACCTGGCTTCGGTTCCAAGACAGCATATCTATGCGGGACTGAACAACCTTTTTGGCGAAGTAACATGGTTCTATCCGAACAGCGGTGCTTCTTCAAACAACAGATCGGTGACTTATAACTATATGGATTCAAGTGCTAATCGTCCTGTATGGACTACAAGCACGTTAGCAAGATCTGCATGGGCGGATTCTGCAATATTTGGAAAGCCCCATGGAACGGAATACGATTCATCGGCGACAAGCGATTCAACCGTTGGCAACACTGATGGTGTTACAACCTACTATGAACATGAAACGGGAGTGAATCAGATTAAGGCCGGAACAACCAGCGCTATTGCAGCAAATATAGAATCGGGAGACTATGATATATCAGTAACAAAACAGGGTGCAGCTACAATCAAGGGAGATGGAGAATACATGATGAAGATTAGAAGAGTGCTTCCTGATTTCCTGACCCAGACGGGCGATGCAACGGTTACATTAAATTTAAAGAATTACCCAACGGACTCACAGACCAGTTCATCCCTTGGACCTTTTTCATCAACTACCAGTACTACAAAAATAGATACAAGGGCAAGAGCTCGTGCCATATCATTAAAGATTTCAAACACGGACCAGGGACAGCACTGGAAGCTTGGAACATTCAGACTGGATATACAACCGGATGGGAGGAGATAATGGCATATCTACCATTACCAAATAAAGATTATTATTTGAATCAATATAAAAATATTGCGCAGGATCCTACTCTTGGATCTAATCAACCTGTTACAATGTTGGATAGTCCTATTTTTAATAGAGGATTTGAAAAATGGAATCCAACTGGTCCTTCTTCTTTATATGCTCAAGCTTCGCTGTTAGGACAAAATTTAGGTAGTCAGCTTACAGGATCAGACAAAGTAACTTATGGTTTGGCTGGTCTAGGTAGTGGGGCAGCATTTAAACAAATGCCAAGAAATCCTACTGGAATAGAGCAACTTAAATGGGCAGATGTATTTGGACATGAAATGAGCCACTTGGGCTGGGATTATAAACCTAGTGGCGAAAGAATAAATGTACCGGGAGTAGGAAAAGAAGGTGGTAAATTATCAGCTGTGTTAGGTGGTTCATTAGGTGATTATGAAGGAGAAGAACAATGGAATTATATGCATGATTTAATGTATGGACCAAGAAAAGATTATTCTAGTGATTTTGGAAATTTAACTTATCAAGAAGATATTGACGCTTTAAACAAACAACTTGCTTCAGGAAAAATAACTCCAAGCGTAGTTAGAGCAGAAACAACAAATATATTTAATAAGGCAGGAGAACCTTCATTCATACCAGGATACAATTATTTAACAGAAAAAGAACTAATTAATCCTGGAGATTTAAGTTATACACCTAAAGCTTATAATGAAATTGCATGGTCAGGATTAACTAGTGCGGATAAACAAGCTATCGGCTTCGGCAAAAATCCTTTTGAAGATACAAGAGCCGCTGGACGATGGCACAAAATGCAGCGAGATAAAAGAGCAACTGAACAAGGCATAGCTCAAGTTGCAATGCAAAAAAGAATTCAAGAAGAGGAAAAACAAAGGGCAGCGGCTAAGGCTAAAGCGGCAGCTGCAGCTGCAGCAGCTTCATCTCCTTATTCAGGCCAAGGCGCACAAGGTGGAGGCGGAGGCTCTAACATTGGTGGTGGTCAACAAACATCCAGAGGTCCAGTAGGAGGATCTGTAACTCATTCACAAGCAAGAGATGCTCGTGGTGGTATGAGTGGCTGGGGATTATCCAGGGGAGGCTTAGCAAGTTTATATGGCTAGAATAGTACAATCATTAACCCAACCTTTAAAAGAATACGATCAACAGATACAACTGTCTTTCGTTCGTGACATAGATAGTGTAATACAAAAACTGAATTCAACATTTCAACAGGATTTAAAAGACGAGGCGGAAGCGGAAAGCTTCTTTATAGCATAATGGCATTATCATCAGGAATAAATTATCGTATGATACCTAATTTTCCTAGGCCTCCTAAATGGAATCTAGAGGACTTACTGCAACAGGATCCGTTTTATCAGTCGGGTGCTATTAATTTAAAGAATGTAAAACCATTTGAAGCTGATCCAACATTACAATCTAAAGTTGCTCCTACCTTTGAAAGTCCAGCATTAGCGCAAGCAAAAGCAGATTTTATGGGTTATACATATCCAGGCAGTCCTGAACTGTATGTTAAAAATTTAGATAATCCTAACATGGAAACTGCTGCAACGGTTACTCATGAAGGAATTCATAATGTATTGCCTCAAGAGCTTATTGATTTAGTAGCAAAAGACGCTGGTTCCGCTTTAGGCCCACAAAGTGCAACTTTTAGATATGATCCTGAAAGAGAGGATAATCCATGGCAGGATTATGCATACTTAGGTGCAGATTATACACGGAATGAAATGATGACTCGGTATTTAGAAAACCAGATTTATGGAGATGAAATTGCACCTTTCGAAGAATGGATGGGGGGAACGGAGGCATATACTGGTGGATCATCGGATGAAGATACAGGATATTTTAACTATATAACAATGGACAGACCTGGCGAGGGTCCTTTAGGAATGGAAGGTCTTAGAAAAATACTGCATAGAAGAGGATACCCTTTTTTAAAACAGACAGCTGCTCGAGCTCATCAAAATATAGAAGCTAGAGCTGCACAAAAAGCGCAGCAAGCGGCAGCTGCAGCTGCAGCTGCAGCAGCTTCATCTCCTTATTCAGGTCAAGGCGCACAAGGTGGAGGCGGAGGCTCTAACATTGGTGGTGGTCAACAAACATCCAGAGGTCCAGTAGGAGGAGCTGTAACTCATTCACAAGCAAGAGAAGCTCGTGGTGGTATGAGTGGCTGGGGATTAGCTAGAGGAGGCTTAGCAAGTTTATAATGGCAAATACATTCGTCAATAAAAAGGTAGACTTAACGAGCACAAGTGCTACTACATTATATACGGTACCTACTGCTACGACGGCCGTGATCAAGTCGATCCTGGTATCCGACGATTCGGGATCCGGGGATACGATTACGATTACATTAACCGATACCGATGCCTCGGTTTTCAGCCTTTTCAAGGTTAAATCGATCTCGGCTAACGGAACATCGGAATTATTGTCAGCCCCTTTAATCGCCGAGGAGAGCGAAATTATAAAGGTAACGGCTGCAACAGCCAACCGGCTGCATGTAGTGCTTTCGGCTTTGGAAACTAAGCCAAGAGTAGTTACATCTTGATTTATTCTGCTAAAAAGAATAAGTTATAAACTCAGGTGAAATTCCTGCCTTTAACAACTACACAAAATTATGGCTATAGATAGAACAGGAATAAATTCATTAGACGCAGGCGCTCCAAACCTAAGATTAGAGGGAGACATAGCATCAATACAAGCTATACCTATTGAACTTCAAAAAATTATATTACAATATTGGATACAACAGGGAGATGGATCTTCAGCAGATAGAATTGAAGATGTTCCAAAAGAATTTAGAGACAATATTATACAATTATTTAGACAACAGTCTTCTGCACAAGGAGGCATGGAACCTATGTCCGCGGCTCAAGGCGGAAGAGCAGGATTTAAAAGAGGAAGAGTTGTAGAGCCAGGAGGTTATGGAGGTGAGTGGGCGGATGACGATTTTAGCTGGGCAGAGCCTGATCATCCAGAAAGTTTTTCTGATACTCCTTCATCAAGTAATAATGAAACTTATGACGATAGCGCTGAATGGGATTACACTGGGGTAGGTAAAGATCCAATACAAACAATATCAGTACCAGAAGCCACCCCGATTTTTGAACCTAAACCACTAGGAAGACAAGATCCAATGGGTGGAAGAGAAGACTATACAGCACAACAAATTCGAGAAGCTGATCC